GCAGCGCGTCGACCGTTTTGTCGAGCTTCGAGAGCTTTTCGTAGTCTGCCGCGTCAAACAGGCTCACCTGCCGCGCGCTGGTGTCCATCAGGCGCGTGATCTGGATGCCGAGCTGGCGAAGGGGCGTTTTTCCGTCCCACATCGCGCGCAGCAGCTCCCGCACGGCATGGTAAAGCTCCTGCGTGACGTTGGTTGCGTTGGCAAGCTGCTTCTGGTGCGACCAGTTTTCGAAGCTGCTCGAACGAAGATGCACCGTCAGGCATGAGCCCGCCTGCTCGTCTCTGCGCAGCCGCGCGCCGACTGTCTCACAAAGAGACAGCAGCACCTGATCGGCAGACGAAAAATCCGTCACATCGCGCGGCGTGGTGACGGCGTTGCTGTAGCCCTTGTTTGGTGCGGGCGCGCTCGATATGACGCCGGCGTCTTTTCCGTTGGCAAACTGCCAGATCATGCTGCCCTGCTTGCCGAGTTTTCGAATTAGAAACGCAGGGTCTGCGCGCGCCAGGTCTCCGATGGTGCGGATACCCATGGCAGTGAGGCGGGCGGAGGTGGCGCGCCCGACCATGAACAGCTCGCCCACCGGAAGGTGCCAGAGCTTTTGCTCCAGTTCCCGGGGAAAGAGCGTGATGACCTTGTTGGGCTTTTCCAGCTCGCCTGCCATCTTTGCCAGCAGCTTGTTGCAGGAGATGCCGATGTTGACCGTGAAGCCGAGCGTGCTGAAAATCCGGTCGCGCAGATGCTGCGCCGCCAGCACGGGAGGACCGTAAAGTCCCTCGGTGCCCGTCATGTCGACCCACGCTTCGTCGATCGAGTATTGCTCGACGACAGGGGAGACCTCCCGCAAAAGCGCCATCAGGCGGCGCGACGAGGAGACATACAGCGCATAATCCGGCTCTGCCACGACGAGGTTCGGGCACTTGTCGCGCGCCATGCCGAGCGGCTCTCCGGTTTTGACGCCGTATTTTTTCGCGGGCGTGCTTTTTGCCAGCACGATGCTCGTGCGAAGATTTTTATCGTTCGCAATGACCGACGGAATCTCGCGCAGGTCGGGCGTTCGTCCCTCGACAAGCGTGCGGTACGCGGCGGTCCAGGACAAAAACGCGCTGTTGACATCGATGTGAAACCAGACCGGTTCTGCCATCAGTAGACCTCCCGGAACAGGGTCCAGCGGTGGGTGCGGACGGTGTAGCGCAGCTCGTAGAGCTTTTCCGCGCCCTCTAAAAGCGCTTTGCACAGAAAGACGAACGTTTCGATGCCGACGTATTCGACAAACCGGCTGTCAATGATTTCGGTGATGTGGACAGTGTGGAGCTGATGCTCGCTGTCTTCAAAGCGGAAGCGCAGCGGCTGCATCTGCCCATCGACGCCGCAGGCGGCAAGCACCTGCACGGGAAGGTTCCGGTTTGCCATTCCTGTTCGTCTCCTTTCTGGAACGTTTGTTTTATTATAGCATGAAAGAGAGGCACACGCAACCCCTTTTGCGAAAAAGGCAGGATGTTCCGCCCGGTAGGTGTAACGGCTTGACAGGTGTGATATAATGATACTGCAATGGATGGAAGGAGGTGCCAGCGTGGCTGCAACCGGCGTCAAAATCGTGGCAAAAAACCAGAAGGCGTACCACGAATATTTCATCGAAGAAAAATTTGAAACCGGCATTGAGCTTTCCGGCACCGAGGTCAAATCCATCCGTCTGGGAAACCTCAGCCTCAAGGAGGCATGGTGCCAGATCAAAGACGGCGAGCTTTTCATCCGCCAGATGCACATCGCGCCCTATGAGCAGGGCAACATCTTCAACAAAGACCCGCTGCGCTCGCGCAGGCTCCTGATGCACAAGCGGGAGATTGCGCGCCTGTTCGGTAAGGTCAAGCAGGACGGCTACGCCCTGATTCCGATCTCGGTTTATTTCAAGGGCTCGCTTGTGAAGGTGGAAATTGCGCTGGCAAAGGGCAAAAAGCTCTACGACAAGCGCGACGACGCGGCAAAAAAAGATGCCAAGCGTCAGATCGACCGCGCAATGAAAGGAAGATAAGCATGGAAAATCCCATTATGACGCTCACCATGGAAGACGGCGGCAAAATCGTTGCCGAGCTGTACCCTGAAAAAGCGCCGCAGTCGGTGCGCAATTTCATCAGCCTTGCCAACAAGGGCTTTTACGACGGTCTGATTTTTCACCGCGTCATCTCCGGGTTCATGATTCAGGGCGGCTGCCCGCAGGGAACCGGCATGGGTGGTCCCGGCTACTGCATCAAGGGCGAGTTCAAGCTCAACGGCGTAAAAAACAATTTAAGCCACAAGCGCGGCGTGCTTTCCATGGCACGTGCGCAGTCGCCGAATTCCGCCGGCAGTCAGTTCTTCATCATGCATGAAGACGGCGAGTTCCTCGACGGGCAGTACGCGGCGTTCGGCAAGGTGCTCGAAGGTATGGACGTGGTCGATAAGATCGCAGCAGTCAAGACCGACGGCAGCGACCGTCCGCTCAGCGAGCAGAAAATCGCCTCGATCCGCGTCGACACAAAGGGCGAGGAGTACCCCGAACCCGACAAGCTCCGCGACCCGTACGGCAGATTTTAATATCAAAAAAGCTTTTCCCGGCGTGGGGAAACCTGCGCCGCACACGGGGCTGCACTGGTTTCGACGGGGGCAGTGAGGCAGGATAAGCGGGCGGAGGTGTCTGACCTCCTTAAACCGGGCAATTTTTTAAAATTAACTGACAACAATACTGTTGCTCTGGCTGCCTAATTAGGCGCCCATCCTCCCCGGAAGGACCACGAGCCGGGCTAGGGTGTGATTTGAGTGGTGACCGTGCGGCGGGAAAGAGTTGACTCGCCCATGCATCATGACTCTACTAAGCCGATGAGAGTGTTTGTTCCCGCTTCGGCAAGGGAATGTAAATAACAAACTGCGCCCGAAGAAAGTCCTGTCAAGTTGTTTTCGGACAGGGGTTCGATTCCCCTCAGCTCCACCATAAGAGAGTTATACGAACGCAATACGGCGACGGAGAAATCCGCATCACCGCATTTGGGTTCGTATTTCTTTGTCCATTACCAAGCAGCAAAAAAGAGGCAGACGTGTAAAGCGTCTGCCTCTTTTACTATAACGAAGTTCGTTATAATCTACCATCTTCCTGCAAAATGAGAAAATACTTGTTATATTTTCTCGTAAAGGAGCATGGCTATGATTAGGATTTTACTGTCCACGCGCCTCGGCGAAAGGCGCTGGACGCAGGCTGATCTCGCTCGCGCAACTGGCATACGTCCGTCTACCATCAACGACTACTACCACGAATTCGCCGAGCGTGTCAACCTTGAGCATCTGGATTTGATATGCGAAGCACTGGACTGTGATCTCGAAGATCTGATTATCCGCATACCGAATAGTGAGCCGCGGGTACGGACACGGACCGGCTTTGAATTACATACCAAACGCTGACTTGCTCCCCAAAGCCCGGACGCTTACCATGCGTCCGGGCTTTCTCCTTTTGCGGGAATCGTATAGACCTCTATGGCGTTCCTCCCTAAATTTCTGTTCCGTCTGGCAAAATGAAGCTGATCTTCACGCTGCACCCCAGGGCGCTTGCCAGCGACTCAATATCCTTTTCCGTGAAGTTGCCGCGAGTCATCTTATTCGACAGGTTCTGGCGCGTCTGCCCGGACGCTTCGGCTAATTCGCCCATCGTCATACTTTGCCGTTTCATAATTAGGCGCAGCTTCTCTGCAACTGAAATATCCATACTATCGCCTCCTGTCATCACTATACACGATTCTGTGTCGATTGTCAAAAACTTTTTTGCAAATTTCACGATAAAATGTAAATTATCTATTGACAAATGACACGAATTAGTGTAATATAAGCATGTAAGGCAAAGCCGAACAGCTTTTTGAAAGGAGCGAGGTGAATGAACGACGTGAACGTCACCGAGGCGCTGCTGAAAGCGATCCTCGAACTCATCGAGAAGTGTGAAACGCTCGAAGAACTCCGCGAAAGCGTCAAGCGCATCATGGATGAGTAAATAAAAAGAGTAGCGGCCCCTTCCACAGACCCGCTACTCAAACACCCCAAAAGGTGAGCCGGGAGCCTTACCCCGGCCACCTTGATTATAACCGAGTAAGGCAAAAATATCAAGGAGGAACACAAAATGAAATACGCTGACATCAATCGCAGATTTACCGAGATCGTAGCCGAGTGGCTGGCCAAGGGCTACTCCATCAATACCGCTTCCATGAGCGGCAGTCAGGGCGAAACCGCAAAGATAGATCTTACGGACGGCAAAGAGATCGTCCGCATCTTAGTAGACCGCTTCTCTGATTACGCGGCAAACGTTGAGGGCGTCGAGATCATCGTCGGCAAGGCGCTGGATGCCGATGTCCGCCCCAACAACAACGACAACTGGGCGACGCTCTGGAACAACCGGCTCGAAGTCCTCCAGCAGGAACGGTTTTTCAAAATCGGCGAAAACCGCGTAAGCGGTACGCAGTACGGCACCGAGGCCGAGGCGAAGGCCGCTGCAGAGCTGCGCCTCAAGCGGTACATCGCTAAGGAGTGTTCTTCCAAAAGCAAAACATTTACCGGTGAGGCCATCGAGATTGCCAAGCGCGTTATCCGCCGCAAGTTTGGGGCCAACCGCATTGCCACGGCCTACGTAATGGTTTTCAAGTATGACAACGCATATTGCGTCAGCTACCGGGACAGAACCTATCGGCTGCGTTGAAAGGGGAAATCCGCACCATGAAGAAGATAACTGCTATGGATTACAAGAGAGCTGCCAGAGATGCCATGAAAAAGACCTTCGGCTTTGCACCCGCCCTGAAGAACATCATCCCTATGGAGGGCGGCGACAACGGCAAGATCGTCACAGACGTCGCTTTCTGTATCGCAGCCACTGGCAAAGGGTACTCATGGGAGATTGGCGGCGAAGTCGAAAGAGCTGAAGCGTATGACATCCAGCCACAGAACGCATAAGGGCAAGGAGGAAACCAAATGAAAAACGTAAAAGTCGAGTGGTGTGAAAACTTCATCCGGGCGCGGTTCACAAAGCATCATCCATTTCCCGGCGGCGGAATTGAGGTCGGCTGTTTCTGGAACATGGCAGAACGCGCTGGGCTGTGGGAACGTGGAACTTACGGATCGCCGATGAGCATCGCGCTTTCGCACCTTTGCACGGCCGAAACTGTCCTCGACGGAGACGGAAATTACTGCTACACGGTATTCAAGCTGACATAATAGAGTCCCGCCCCGGAGGTTACGAGGGCTGAAAGGGTAAATCATGAATAAAATCCGCCGTAAAAATTTGCAGGCCATCATCGACCGGTTGGAGGAGCTGAAAGGCAGTCTCGAAGATCTTCAGGCCGAGGAAGAAGAATACCGAGACAACATCCCGGAGAATATGCAGGAAAGCGAACGCTATGAAAAGGCCGATGAAGCCTGCGACAATCTTTCCAGCGCCGTAGACAGTCTGGAAGAAGTCATCAGCAGCATCGAAGCTGCTATCGAGTGAAAGGAGCCGTCATGGAGAACAAATCTTGGACAGTCACTTATCGCAATCGTGACAACGGCCAGCGGATCACCGCCGCCGTGTTCGCAGTGGATCAGCAGCAGGCACGAGAAAAAGCCAAAGCCGACGGCCGCGAGGCATGGGAAGTCGAAAGTATCGAACCAAACGAGGAAACGTTGGCGCGGATTCTCATTGCCGAATTTGCCAAGAAGCAGAGCGGACACTTCGCGTGTCCCCGCTGCGGGAAGATGACAATGGACGCAGAGAGTGTCACGCGCAATGCCCTCAGCCGCCGTGTCGGCTGCTACATCTGCGATACTTGCGGAACGGTTGAGGCCATCGAAGATTTCGCGCATAAGCAGGATTCGCTCAGCACGTGGGCAATCGTGAGAGAACCGGAACGATGGCACATGCTGAGTTGGATTAGCGACAATATTAAGATTGATGGCCACGAGGGAACGTGGTACATCATTGACGAGGGTGATTTTCAGATTACCCCGGACGTGAACGGCGAGCCACAGACACTTACC